TGTTTAATTTCATTATCTATATTTAATACGTCAAGGGCATATTCTTTTGCATCAGATTCATTAAAGGCTTCAACCTCTATATCAATATTGACCTTAATTAAATATTTTTCCATGTATCAATTATAGCACAAATATGGTATAGTATATATATGAAAAACATCAAAAGCATAGACGGAAAAATTCACATCATTGAAGATTTTATTTCTCCAGACACGGCAATGTTTATATACAAGTCTATTAATCCTCATGTTGATATGAGTCATCAAAAAGCTGGGCCTTCAGTATATTCTGGTCCTAGTGCTGGTGAGAACGCAGAGCAGGTCGGTAGAACAAGAACAATCGCTGCTTACAATAACGACCCTTGGTACAACGTTGCAATTGATTTGCTTTCAATGATTTGCCCAATGATGTCAAGAGTAATATCTGATTTCTATAAAGAAGAATACGATTTAAAAACAGCATTTTATAGCAAGATGCTTACTGGTGGGCGAAATGTTTTACACATGGATAACAGATTTGTTTCAACAAAAGACGAGCTTATAGAAAGGCCAGGTGCCGATGCGGACAGATCTGGTCTGTTATATTTTTATTCCGACTGTGAGGGTGGAGAGCTAAACTTTCCATTCCAAAACTTTAAGATTAAACCAAATCCAGGAACCTTTATATTCTTTACTGGTGACGAAGAAGTTCCACATGAAGTAACACCAGTTTTATCTGGAGAAAGAAACAATCTTATTTCTTTTTTCTGGCCTGCTGACAGAAATGCAGATGATTTTTATAAAAACCAAAGATACACTAATGCAAGAAATGGAATACATCAAGAAGTTCAAACAACTCTTGAATTTTTAGAGAATCATAAAAATAAATAATTCTATTTCTTTTTAGATCTTATCTTTGCAAGCGCTTCAAAATCTTTGACTTTAGTTTCTCCTAAGTAACCCCAGGCGTAGCCATCAGCAATCATTTGTTCATTTACAGAGACTGTTGATCCATCCAGATACAACCAGCCTAAGATTCTTCCATACTTTTCTGATGAATCCATCTTTTCTGTTTTAATAACAACGTCTTTAGCATCTTTAATCTTAGACTTGACATACTCTTTAGCCTCAAGGCCTAAAATCTTTTCAGCCTTATCCTTTGTTCTACTTTCTGGAGTATCAATTCCAGCCAGCCTAACTCTTGAACTAAATGATATGTCAAAGCCTAGATCAATTTCTACGTCTATTGTATCTCCGTCTACTACGTTATTTACTTTTTTAACATGGTATTCGTACATTACTTCTTTGGTGCCGCCTTTTTTGCAGGTGCATCCCAATCTGGTCTAGCAACTGCCATTACTAGGCTGTATGCTCTCTTTTTAAGAAATACTCCGTCTCCATTAGCCTGTGATCCTTTTGAATCTCCGCTAGTGTTTCCTTCATAGCAATGCAAGTTCTTTCCGTCATTCTTTACAACAATTCCAACGTGCTCTGTGTCAGTCGGATTTTTGTCAAAGTTAAAAAATACAACATCTCCTGCTTGTGCCTGACCAATCGGAACAATTCTCTTATTCTTAGCAAACCACTGTGCTCCTGCATCGCATGATGCAAAGCCTTTCTTTGTTGAAGCTGCTACTAAATGTACCAGGCCAGCATCATTAAAGCATCCTGAAACAAACATAGCACACCATGGCTGGTTATTCATTCCATACCATTTACCAAAAACTGTATCGTTGTTCTTTCCTTCTGCATACTTTTCATCAGCATATTTCTTTGCTGCAGCCACAACTTTGGCTGCGTTTGGGTGGATATTATTTGACATTTAATGCCTCCTTTAAGGTTATATGTATTATAGCATTTATTTTGCTTTTTTGTCCACCGCTGAAAATGCTGCATTAATTTCTGCCACAGTCAGCTTGCCGTCATCTAGGAAGCCTCTTGCTAGTCTTTCAACTACAGTTGCTACTCCTAAAGTTCCTGCTAATATTACTGCCTTATAGGTTTCAATTCCCACCACTGCACCTGCTCCAATTACGGACAATCCTGATGCTGCAAATACTGCAATTATTCTCATAAAAATATTATTTATGTTTGCAATTGCTCCTGATCCTACTTGTGTTGGTTCTTCAATATATGCTTTTGCCATTTTTATTCCTCATTTCTATTTCTAATTGGACTTGTAACTATCCAAAGAGCAGTTGTTGCCATGATTCCATAACCTACAATTGTCTTTGCGCTTCCGTCCAGAACTACCCAAGCAATAAACATTCCAAGAAGGGTCCATGCTTGGTCAACCATATCTTTTAGGATATTCTTTATTATTCTTACCATTTTCTTCTGCCTCCTTGACCTGGTGAATTTGCTCCTGAGCCTCCACCAGAACTTCCTCCGCCCCCTGTGCCACCTCCAGTGGCTCCTCCTGTGGCAACTGCTGCGGCGTTAATTGCCGCTCCTGCTGCTACAACTGTTGCTACAACCATTTCAGTTGCTTCTTCTCTTTCGCCTTCTGTCATATCTGCACCTATGCTTCCAAGGGCCTGTAGTGCTGCTCCTGGGTCATTAAATAACTCTTGTGCAAAGGCTGCTGGATCAGATATTAATTCTACTTGTACTGCAACTTCTGCAGTAATTACAACTGAGTCACCATTTTCAGATGTTCTAACATCAACTGGTGTGCTTGCTGGCAAATCTGATAACTTAATTCCAGCTTCCGCTACCTGTTCTTTAGTAAGATTTTCACCTTCTGGAACTGATTGAATTAATGCATCAGCAACAATATCTTTTTCTGCTTCGGATAATTTACCATCTGAATTAGCTAATTCAACAATTGCTGCAACGTCTTCTTGTGAAACTTCACCATCTGACGCAAGCGCTTCCAATACTGCTTCTTGATCTGCTACAGAAACTTTTCCATCTTCTGCTAATGCTTCAATTAATTGATCTGTTTCTTCTGAATCAATTTCTCCATCTGCTGACATTGCATCTGCAATTTCTTCAACTTCTGTACTATCAATTTTACCATCTTCTAATGCATCATCAACTGTATTTGTTACATCTTCTTCTGATCCCGTCACTGGCTCTGTGTCCACTGGTTCTGTTTCCACTGGCTCTGTGTCCACTGGTTCTGTTTCTACAGGTGTTGTATCAACTGGCTCTGTGTCCACTGGTTCTGTTTCCACTGGCTCTGTGTCCACTGGTTCTGTTTCTACTGGCTCTGTGTCCACTGGTTCTGTTTCTACTGGCTCTGTTTCCACTGGCTCTGTTTCTACAGGTGTTGTATCAACTGGCTCTGTTTCTACAGGTGTGGTATCAACTGGTGTGGTAGTTACTGGTGTAGTGTCTACAGGTGGCACAACTACGGGTGTAGTGTCTACAGGTGGCACGACTACTGGTGGTTCAACTGGTGCAGGTGGAGCAGGGGCTGGCAAGGGCGCTGGTGCAGGAACTGCATCAATTACTGTTTGAGCTGCTGCCACTATTGTAGGTGCTGTAGTTACTTTTTCTACTGCTACAGAAACTGTTGCAATTGCCGCTACTTTATTAGTTAAGTCTGTGCTTGCATTATTTAATGATGTAATTGTATTTTGAGAAACAGTTGCAATTGGTGCAATAACTGTATTTGTATTTGCTGTATTTGTTGCAACAATAGCTGTAACTGCTGAGTTTAATGTAGCAATTTGTGCATTTGCTGTATCAATTGCTGCCAAGACTGTCGCATTGTCTGGATCAGGAGTGGGAGTAAATGCAGATCCTTGACTAATTGTTCCAGTAAATCCAGTAGTCGTGCTTGTGTTATCAATAGCTGTTATGGGACCATTAGTAGTCTCTCTTACATTAAACCTAGCACCATTTGGTATTGGTCCAGTCACGCTTACATCTGCTTGCCATGCGCCATCTGTTGGATTAACATCGGCATTAAATCTAACTTGAGTCATTTGTGTCTCTGCTGTTTGCAAAGGATAAACTCTAAGATCCCAAGCAACGCTAAGGGTGTTTGTAGTTGTTGAATATGTAATTCCAGATCCATTACTCCAAGTGGTCCAGTCATACCCTGCTATAGAAATCGAAGGCGCATTTGGAGTAGAATAATAGTTTGCACCTTCATTTACACCAAAGGTAATAGTGGCATTGGACCCGACGTAAACATTGTTATATGTTACTCCGCCCATCTGTAAATTAAATGGAAGATTCATTCTAATTCCAGCATCGTCTGTATTTGGCAAAACATTTGTTGTTGATCCGATTGTAGCTGCAAGGGCGTTTACTGCATCTTGAGCATTATTAATTGCTACGTTTGCTTGAGTTAATTGTGTTTGAGCCTCTGTCTGTGCAGGTGTTACTGCTGCTACTGCCGTGGTTGCCGTTGCAACTGTAGCTGTGGCAGTATCTACAGATGTTTGTGCTGTTTGAATTAAAGTAGTTGCTGTCTCTGATTGTGCAACTTCTACCGCAATTGCAGTTGCTACCTGAGTAACCGTAGTTGGCGCTTCTGTCATTAAGGGAGTTGCTGTGGCTATAACTGTAGACGTTGCTGATTCAATTACAGGTACTGCTGCAGTAATTACTGCCTGTGCTGTAATTACTTCTGGTGTTTGAGTTGTAGCTGTTACTGGAATTGCAGCCACTGCCTGTGTGACAGATGCTATTGTTGATGCAACTGTTTGAACAACTGTTGTTGCTGTTTCTACGGCTGAGGATACATTTGATACTTCTGCTACCGCAGCCGTCGCTGCTGCTACCGCTGTATTTGCTGCCGCTACAGCAGTGTTAGACGCTGTTACTGATTCAACCGCAGTGGCTATAGTCACTGTTGCTGTATCCGATGCAGCTGCGGCTTGTGCAACTTCTGTCGTTGCAGTTGCGATTGCTGTATTGACCGCTTGTTGTGCTGGGCTTACAACAACTTGCTCTGAGGGGGCTGGTGGCTCATTAGCATTAGCAAAATTAGGACTAAAAAGGAAAAGCCAGCCGATTATAAAAAGGCTGGTTAAAAAATACTGTAACTTTCTAGTCAACTAGGTATCTCCTAAGTAATGCAATATCTTTGCTTACTTAATAATTATACCACTAATGTTATTTAGGATTATCTGTTTTATAGAAACCATTACCTTTAAACTGGATGCCAAACGGAGTAAAGTGTCTAGTCATTTCAGACTCACATTCAACACATGTATATCCTGGATCCTCATCTTTAATTGATCTATGTACTGACATTGTTGCATGTGCATCATCATATGAGCATTTATATTCGTATACTGGCATCACAGTACCCCTTGAACTGATTTTGTCATTTTATGCAATCTGTAAAGCTGATCATCCCATATGCTATCTGAAATAAGTATGTCGGTTATCCCCAAAAGACTAAGTTTTTTTAGTTTTTCTATGACAGCCTCTTCTGTACCATATACCATAGAGTTACGCATCATATAATTCTTTTCTTGATTGGCCACCGCTTTTGCTTCTTCATTGGTGTCACGTATAATAACTATGGTTGAGGCCATTTTTCGTTTTGTATTTACAGTAAAACCCTCTTTGTAGGTTGATAACATTGCCAGGTGCATGTCAGCATACTTTTCTGAGTTTTCAATTGTTTTCTCTGAAGTTCCACTAATAACAATGTCTGGCTTTTTTATTAGCATTGGATGCTTTAAAAATTTTTCTATCCACTCTGTTGTGTACAAAACTCTTTGATCCTTAGTTTCCATTTGATTAGATATATATACCATATTATTTACACTATCTTCATCTTCTTTCATGTCTCCCGCTGCTACGTTTAGCATTACCCTATTTTTATCTATCTCGTGAAAAGAGTGCATCATCATGGCGCAAAGCTCAGGGCTAACCGCATATGTTCTAATTGCAAACATATATTTAAATGAATGTTTTGGATCCATAATATGTGCAACCTTGATCATATAGTCTGGCAAAAGAGAATGATAGACAAGCAAAATGGATTTATATCCTGCTTCATTTACGGTATTGGAAAGCCGTTTAAGTGAAATTAAATCACTATCATCTCTAACTGACATCCAATGCAGATCCATTTTTCCCTAACTAATAATAAAGAGCAGTTTGGGGACATACTCAGGTCCATCCTGCGGGTAACGGCCCGCTATCTGCGACTCCCCAGTTACGGGGTGCAGATTTCTATTATACCTTACTTGATTTTAATTGCTTTAGGCTTTTTTTCTTCTGGAACAATGCGATCAACATTAATATGTAGCATGCCGTCCTTTAGCTCTGCACCAGATACTTCCATGTATTCACCTAGAGCAAAAGATCTGACGAACTTTCTACCAGCAATACCCTTGTGAACAATTTCTGCATCTGTAACCTCTACAATTTCACCCTTAATAATAAGCGTTCCATCTTCTACTGAAACACTAACATCTTCCTTGGCAAACCCTGCAATAGCAAGCGATAGCCTATATGTGTCTTCATCTAATTTAAGAAGATCATATGGAGGATATGATTGAGAGTTGATTTTGTGTGCACTATTTAGACGGGCTAGGTCCCTATTAAAGCCAATAAAAAAAGGATCATTAAATAGATCCATTGCGAATTGTGTTACCATGTTATTCCCCTTTCAAGCGAATAATTTAATATAGACCCTCTATTGAGCGATCTATATATAATTATATCAAAATATTTTTAGATTGTCTACTGGTACCCCTGGCAGGAATCGAACCTGCGGCCAACAGATTAGAAGTCTGTTGCTCTTCCGCTGAGCTACAAGGGTATGGCTGGGGATGCAGGCATCGATCCTGCGACATTCGAATTAACAGTTCGACGCTCTACCATCTGAGCTAATCCCCATCGTTGTGACTTAACCCAATTTCTTTTAACAAGGACTCCGCTTCGGGAGTATAGGAAATGGTGGCTTCTAAATTTTCATTATATTCTACATTTATTAAATTCTTATTAAAAAGATCAAGCAGTGCTTTGTCTATAAATTTTACATGAGCTTCCCACAAATCAGGTGCTAAATATTTTGCCTTTTCTGTAACAGTAAATAAAATTTCTCCATCTTTGTCTACGCCGCTAATATCTACTGCGCCTATTTCAATATAGTAATCTAGATCTTCGTGCTCCATTTTTCCCCCTTCTGTGCAACAAGTAGGACTTGAACCTACGATTACCGAATTATGAGTTCGGGGCTTTAACCAACTAAGCTATTGTTGCCCGTTAGTATATTATATCCATAATGCGCCTGCCAGTCAATAGCGTCTTGTTGATCATTTAACAATGGCTGACCCTTTATATTTAAACTTGTATTTAAAAGCACTGGACATCCTGTGTCCCAATACCATTTTCTTAAAAGCATGTGAAGATCTGGATGCTGATCTCTATTAATTGTTTGTACTCTAGAGGTTCCGTCTTCGTGAACAACTGCTGGTATTTTTTCTGGGTACTTACATTTAACCGTATACTGCATGTAAGGAGATGTAAAATCCATATCAAACCATTCTCTTGCAAATTCCTCTAGAACTACTGGAGCAAAAGGTCTAAATTGTTCTCTTTGTTTAATTGTATTTACTTTATCTTTAATGTCTGGGTCTCTAGGGTCAGCCAAAATACTTCTATTACCAAGTGCTCTTGGTCCGTACTCTGCTCTTCCAACTGCAACTGCTGCTATTTTATTTGTTTTTAGTTGTGCAAGTATCTCGTTAACAGGATACGTTCCTCCCATATCATAGCCTAAATATGGAGTCTTCCAATCTAAATGCTTTCCATATAATGCTGCGGCGGCACCTAAAGAACTTCCAGCATCCCCTGGGTTTGGCATAATCCAAACGTCTTTAAATATTTTCCAAAGCAGAGTGTTGGCTGATGAATTTAATGCACAGCCTCCCATAAACACCAAGTTGTCCTTGCCAGTAATTAATTTAGCCATACGCATAAAATCGTTAAGTCTTTGCTCATAAACTATTTGAGCTGCTGCTGCTATGTCAAATTTATCTTCTTCTGAAACCCAGCCCCAGTCCGTAATGCCGTTATGAAAATTGTATTTTTGATTATTATATGAAGGAAAATAATCGTTAACTTTTTTATAGTATTTGGTCCAGTCCCCATATGCCGCCATACCCATCATAATATATTCCTCTTGGTTTGGCATTAATCCTATTAGTTGAGTAAAGGCTGAATAAAATAATCCAAAGCTCACTGGGTAATTATGTTTATACTTTAACTTAATTTTTTCGCCTTTGCCCGTCCAAATTGTAGAAGTGTTATATTCTCCCATAGAGTCTAAAACTACAATAACTGCATCTGTAAACTTGCTAGTATAATATCCAGCACACGCATGTGAGTAGTGGTGGCTAAAAGACTTTCTTGGCACACCTGGCAAATCAAACCTTGGTCTCCAGTCTCCTGCACCGCCCTTTAGAAATAGCCTGGAGGCCTTTAGAAGCGGTTTTTCGTAGTAGGCTATACGATCTGGTACCCCATACGACAAAGCGTCCTTAACTAAACTATCATTAATATACCAATCATTTTTTTGCTTACTGTATCTTTCTGAATGGCCCGCAAAGAGTATCTCTCCATCTTTAATTAAAGACAATGAGGCATCATGAGAGGTTTCATTAACTCCTAAAATAATCATTTTACTACCCCGTCCCATCTATTTTTCATTTCAGATAAAACTTTTTCTGCTACGTGTGCGTTCCTGTGGGAACCCCAGTGAGGGGTACTGGTTGCAACTCTCCCAATATCTTTTGCATGATCAAAAAAGATTTTATCCTCCGACTCTAAATCTTTGTGACAACCTGAGCTATCTAAAATATCTTTTCTCTCTTTATCTAGGCGCCAATTCCAAATTGGTATATGGAAATAGCTTTGATGATCTTTATTATTTTTTTGTAAATCTGCAACAAAATCCATTACACTATATGAGTTGCTCCAGCAGGACCACATAAATTTAATACCTGCATTGTCACAATATTGTTCGAGCATTAAAAGCATTTGCATATTTATAAAATATGCTGACTGTGGGTTCATGACATCTTCTATTGCGTATGGGGCTTTTGCGTATATAGGGGTAAAGACATCAACAGTAGCAATCTGTAATGGAGAAAAATCGATATCTTCCGTTTCTGTTTTTTTAAACTTTTTATAATATTCTGCCCAGTCCCACTTATTAAGCGTGTTGGGGTCTGGAATAAATTCAATCCTTTCAAATGGTGGTAGCATACAATAAATGTATTTTGGGTTTCCAAATTCTTTTATGTAAGCAAATGTTGAGCGAACAACTGAGCCTACTGAGTTACCCTCATAAGCAATATTATGGACTGTTCCCAAAAAGTTATCTTCTACAATGTCCGAAAACCTATATTGTTTTGGCAAAGAGTTCCCCCATGTTTGAGAGCATCCGTTTATCAATAAGTCTGCGGCTTCAAAAAAATCTTTGTCTCTGAATCCATAGTTATTTAAATAGTAATGAATATCATCTTTATTCCATTCCTTAAGCAACTTGCTGAGTGTTGGAGCTCTATTTACATAAATTTGATTTTCTAATTTGTTTGAATAAATAGCTTCGGCTGTTCTTTTGCCATCTTTTATATCCCAATCGATATATTTTTTGCCGCCTTGATTATCCATTTAAAGTCTCCTCATAAAATTTTTCTGCGATATGAATGCTTGCGTGTGCCCCTATGTGAGGGTTTTTGTGTTGATCATAATCGTTTGCTATTTCCCAAAACATTCTGTAACTTGGATTGTCTGCAAGATCTTTATGGCAATTGGGGTGATCTCCACTAAATGTTTTTTCGTTAAACCACCTAGAGTCTATAGATGTATAGCTTTCATAATATTTATTTTTATTAGCAATTTCTTTAAAGAATAAATTTTCGTCTGGATCCCAGAACCCATATCTTAAAAATATGTTAGACTGCTTGCAGTACTGCTCTAGTAACCTTAAAGACATAAGAGATTGGTCATAAGCAATTTCTTCTGTAATTACTTCATGCAGCACCAGGGGCAGTTTGTAAAATTTAGCGTGGTATTCAGGGTTAACGGAGCCGTCAATTAAAATATCATTTTTATGAGTTTCTTGAGAAACCATAACACCTGGAGTTCTTGGCAACCTAAATCTCCACAGTGGTGGCAATAGAATAAATAATTTTTCTGGGTGACCAACTTCTTTAAAATAAGAAAAAACTATTTCTACAATTCCTCTTATTGATTTTCCTGGCTGACCTAAATTATCTACATCTTTTACATTTAAACTTTCTTTTAAAATATTTGGCCAAATCAAAGAGTCTGGCAAGCCAGTTCCCCATGTCTGCGAGCACCCTGCAACTAAAATTTCAGCAGGAGCACCTTCAATAAAATTTCTTCCTCTATATAGCTTTCTATTTATAGAATAATTTTCTTTGCTGAACAGATCATAATCTGGGTGATCTTTGTAAAGACATTTATTTTGTACTTTATCTATGTAGTACTCTTCTTTAGCTTGGCTCCAAAGATTAGGACCGTGTGTATGTGACTGAGAAAGATTTTGAAGGCTAGGGTACAGAAAATTATTTCTTTGACTACTGTTATAAAACAGATCAGCTTTTCCTAACAGGGCATCACGAAATCTATTTTTTAAATTCATTAGTAAATGTAATCCCCTTTTTCTTTAATTCTTTTTTTCTTTTTCTTTCTATACAGGAATACATATAGGCTATAAAATATATTCTTAATCATTAATTGAGCTTTCAACTATTTGCTGTACGTATTCTGAGAAATGTTTTCTTATGTTGCCCATTGGCCTAGAGCCAGCAAGATTCCAAATTCTTTTATATTCAACAACATTAGCAAATGTGGTCGGGCACAACACTACCCCATTGTATTCTTTTAATACAGTAGGGAGAGGAACATGCTTACCACAACACTTACACTCTTTAGCTTTTTCTTGATACGTACTCATATTATTTGCATCCTGTCCATTGCGTCTCTCAAGTTACCTGGCATTCTTGGTGCTCTTATCATATTGAATGAGCTTGTTTCGCCATCATTTTCTGTCCCAAAATCGTTATCGTAGTTCATAGATTCGTATGTATGTATATTTATTTCTTGGTTTGTATCAAATTTACTTCTGCTTATAGCGTTGTAAATAGCTCCACAGACTGCGTCCGCCAAATCCTTAGACCCTTTTCTTGGGTGGTCAACTCTATCTCTCATAATTTTAAGCTGAAGCAATTCGTCTATTAGTAACTGTATGTGCGGCCCAGACAGTCTTTCTTCCGCCACAATCATTGCCATATCGTCGTAATGCTTTTTAGCGACAGACAGAATCTCTGTATTGATGCCGTATTGTTTTAGTTGTTGCATCATATCGTGAGAGTTCCATCTGTCAAAGGTACATACACGAATTTTAAATCCTCGTGTCTTTAATGAAAGTATGTAATCTTTTACTTCAGTAAAATCTACAGACTTATCTTTTGTTGGTGTCCAGAACCTAACTGCATCTATCTCAACAATAGGGGCTGGCTGTGAATATGTGTCGGTAACTTTAATATTTACCCATTTGTTTACGTGACCCATTGCTACCGCACAATGGTCATGCTTCTGCGCTAAGTCCACGTGAATAAAGTATTCTTTATCTGGATCTGGAATAAACCACTCTTCAAGTCTACCAAAATTATCTACAGCAAGATGTGCTTTATTAAAAGCCTTCTCAACCTTTTCTCTTGATTTAAAAAATGCATCAACAGCATCAGGGGGCATGCATGCAAATCTTGACAATGCGTCTAAAGGATTTGTAAAAAATGCTACCTTAAAGTCATCAATTTTTCTTACTGGGTTTACTTCCCAGGTAGGTCTCTTAAGTGCATATACTCTTGGAATTTTATAAGATAAGATGTGGTCTTCTTCCCACTCAACACTAAATTCATTTCCTTGCGTATCATCTGGCAGGTCTTCATCCATTTTAAATTTATGATCACGGACAATAGTTTCTTTTTGTGCTACTACGGCATCGTACCTTTGCTGTATATAGTCGTTCTTGTATCTAGGAAATGAGAGTAATATTACCTTACCGAAGTCTGGGAAACGGGAATCTACAGATGCACGGTACATATCATATATAGCTGCGCCTGTTTTTGCCTGCTCATGTCCTGTTGTGTTATCAATAGCAAAGCCTGAAATTTCATCAAGGATGACCACAATTACGTTGTAGCCTTCCCAAGCTTCACGCTCTGAGTGACCTGAATGTACTGTAATAGCTTTATCAAATTTAACTTCTGAAGCCTTGTCGTTATACTTTCCAGCAAACCAAGGTGACTTGTCGATTCGTGTTTTAAAACCTTTAAAGAAAACGTTGCTTGCCTGTTGAGAGTTGATAGCAATGTTAATAATATCAATGCTGTCTCCTGGGGGCTTACCATAATATGTGGCTGGATCCTTAAGGCATAATAGTAAATATACTATATACGATACTGCAATAGTTGAGCAGTAATCTTTTCCAGAACCTTTTCCTAATTGAGCAACTACTTCATTAGCGGTTTGCTTAAATCTTATTCTTCCTTCTTCTTCTCCAAATAGCTTGATAAGCGTTGACTCTTTATAGATCTGTGAGCTTTTTTCGATAAGCGTGTACTGATAGTCGGAAAGTTCTGGAAGCCCAAGGTATTCTGGACTTCTAACAAACGTTTTAAGATCGACTGGTTTTTCATCGAACTCCTCTCCATCGAGCATGTCGATAAGGTCAGCAAAATCAAACGACATCGGCTTCTTCTACTGGCACTGATTCAATTACTCCAGTAATTTGGGATAATCGTTTTGCAACTTCCATCTTACACTTAGGGCATGTTGCTGTAGCTTCTTTTAATATCTTAACAAGGATGTCTTGCTTGCGCTCTGTTTCTGCAATTTGTGATGCAATTTCATTATTTTCTAATACTCCAATAGACTGTAGCATTGCAATTCTTTTAGTCTCAATATCTGCAATAAGCTTTAATGCACCAGATTTAATTCCTAATTGTCCAGACTGGTCTGCATCTTCTACTGTTTTCCAGGCCTCTTTGATAAGCATTGCATAGTGTTGATCCGCCCCCGAGATGGCCTCTCTGGCACGATCTCTGATGTTGCTATCATTATGGACAACGTCTTTCCAGTCATCGATTAGCTCAAGGACTTCTTTGCGCTGTATTCCTGTAGTGGTGGCAATCTGTGTGGGTGTGCTTCCTTTTAGAAGTTCTTCAACTACCCTGTTCATTCTGTCAAAATGTTCTGACAATTCTATTTCGCTCATTAATACAGTATACTTTCAGTCGACTAAAATGTCAATCAGAATTAGCCCTGGCAATCTTATATAGGACTAAATATCCAATTAAATCATCAATATCATTGTCTCCAGCATATCCTTGGTTATTCTTTACCCTATTTAATTTATCATCAATACGAACTTTTAATTGCTCTGTTGAGTCCGCCGTTGAAAATATTCTTGCTGGCTCAAGGGCAGAGTTGCCGTACGAGATATTCTTTTCAATTAACATATGTGCAATTTCATGGCATGCTCCCCAGATCTTATTACCTGCTGGTGCACCTACTGATCTTAAATATAAATCACTGCAACTAAAATTGCTAACATCTTCATATACCGCCTTTAGCATTATCGTCTCCTAATTAATTTAAACTGTTCTAGGTATCTCTGTATGGTCATAGCAGAGACTTTACACTCATCGGCAATTTCAGTTACCGTTTTCTTTTGAACCACATATCTTCTATGTAGCCAATCTTTACTTTGATATAACTTCATCGCTCTGTTAGTATTTTGTTAGCATAATGTGCAATACCAAAGCTATCTGCAACGTCAAAATCCACCACATTTAAATTATACTTCCTGTTAAAGTAATCAGCAGTTCTCTGCTTTCTTATATTGCGTAACTTATTTTTGTACCAGGAATCTGCGTATCCTGGATTAGCTAATCTTATTGCAGACTTTTCATCCTTTGTCGGATTTTTGTTGCCAATGTACGCCTGCCACGAGGATGGGCTAATAGTAATAACCTTAGACCCAGTAGACATAAGCTCAGCAATAACAACTCCATAGACATAAGACAATTTTATCACAGCATCGGGTGATCTGACAAGTATGGCACCTTCTACCGCAATATAATCACTTTTTAATTCTTCAAGCATCATATTCATTCTTAGTTTGGCGTTATATATTTTCTCATAAATATCCTGCCCGACTAAATCTATCTTTCCCCACTTCAAAGGAATATCATTTTCCATAAGGCAAAAAGCAATAGAGTTGGTGGATGCGTCTATTCCCAACACCCTATTGGCTTGTATTTTTTTTAAACTAGCTAACGTCATTTATCCTCTTTATAATAGACTCAACATTTCCAGTATTGATATTCTTTTCACAAGATGAGCATATGTTATTCTTATTATACCTGCTTAATTGTATATTGCATTTCTTGCAAAGCCTTTCAGCCCCATTTTTAATTGCTTTTTTCTCATAATACTTTTCCATGATTCTTTTATTAGTCGCAATTCTACAACACTCATCCTTGCAATACTTTTGATTATGCGTCTTGGGTGTAAACTTTTTCTTACACTCTTTGTTTTCGCAAATCATACAAGAGGAACCTCAAACTTTTCAATTTGAACAGTACCTAAAGGTGTTTCTTTTGAATAGCATTCTTTTTTAACTGGGCAATATGTGCAAGGCATCTTTGATTTTGAAGCACCTGCGGGGCGCATTGGAAGGTCACCATCTTTAAAGTTATCCCAAACTTCACACATCCAAGTAAAGGTATCTTCAATTATCTTAGTGTTTCTTTCATTCATTGAAATTGGTATAACAAGGATCTCTTGAGTGTTCTTGTTCTCGTATAAAAAGAATCCTTCTTTAGCATTCTTAAGCTTCATGTATGTTAATAGCTGAAGCATATGATTAGCGGTAGGCTTCATCTCGGACTGCCTTGTATCCCACACTTCTTGTTTAGCCGTCTTGATTTCACCGATCACGGTTTCACCATCGTACTCCATAATAAGGTCTATGAATCCTCTAATTGGTGGATACTCGTTAATAATCTCTTCTTCTTCTGCCTTAAACTGTGGCATAGACGCAATAAGTTTTTGAAGTCTTTCGTGTGCCTGTGTGCCTTGTGCCATATTAGCAACAGCAACCGCATCGTTATCATCAATAAACATTGCGCCAGAGAAAGCCATATACCAATACCTTGGGCATGTTCCGTGTCCATAGCCAAGCGAGCTTGGGCTAAATGATTTCTTTGTCATCTCTCCGTCTGCACGTTTAGTATTTCTATATGACTCATCAAGCAACTGGGCAAATAATTCTGGATCAAAAAACTTGCCAGTGTGCTTTTTAAACTTTAGATTCTTTACTATATCTCTACCCATTTAGGAGTTATACCTCACAACATATTTAAGCGCATCTACTAACTTGTCTATGGACTCTTTTACAGAATAATATATATTCTTTTTATTATTGTTTACTGTTCCCGCTTTGTCCTTAGCAATTGTAGAATATACAGATGCAAGCACTGCAAACTTTGTTGACATTGCCTGAAGCTCCATAATTAAATGCGGTGCTTTTGCTGATGGAACATCAGGATTCATTAACAATTTTACCACAATTGAAAGGGCCCTGTCTAAGTGTTCATCTTTCATGAACTCATGCAGATCATTAAACTCTGTGATATCGCTAATTAGCTCAAGAGTATTTTTATCTTCAGCCATTCTTTATCCTTTTATCCCACTTGTCTAGAAATAGACCTACAGGGTATCCAATTACAAACCCAACCATTAACCCCATTAGAAAAGCGCTCATTAGAATGGAACTTCTACTTCTGTAATGTCCCATTTAGAAGGGGCTGACCAGGAGTTATCGAACGCTGGGGCAGACTCTTTCTTTGATAGAGACCATGTTGTTACTGCAATTGTGTCTGCATTAACGTCATAAGATGTTCGGCTATTGCCTTCTTTATCTTTCCAGGTCTCTTCATAAATCTTACCCACTATAACTACTTCCTGGCCTTTCTTAAGAGTAGCAATACTCTGTTCCGCCAAACTCTTCCACGCCTTAACCGTCCACCAAGATGTATCTTTATCATCCCAGTTGCCAGTTGAATCGTTTTTCACACGGTCATTAGATACAATACGTAGTCTAACTCCGCCTCCGTTAAGCTTAACTGGATCTTGCCCTACACGACCAACGATTGTAATTGTTGGATTAGCCATTATTATTTTCCTCCCAGAATGCGATCAAGTCTTCTAAGACTGACCACTCAATGATTCCAAGACGAACCTTGGAATCCTCACCGATAATAATTTTAAGGGCAGGGTGCATATTCCTGCTTACCTTAAAAGTATCTGTACAGATTTTAGCCCATACATCTTTATTTAAATTAAATGATGCTTTTGCTTCTTTGTAGTCCACAAGGAACTGATTCCACTTGGCATCACCTTTTTGATAATCACCACGGCCACTATTTTTTTGAGCCTTAGCACCATCACGTTTTACTTCTGATCTTTCTGACATTACTGAACCGTAAATGAATTCTTATGTCCATCTGGACATTCCCAAGATATGGTCATATTAACCGCATCCCAAAAATATTCTTCTGAATCCTTGTCACACTTGCTGCATGGCTTAACTCCGCCTAGCTTTTCAAGTTCTGGAGAAAATATTTTTTCTGGCTTATTAAGAAATTCATCAATGCTTGGCATTTATCTCTCCGATTAAGCTGTCTACAACATCTGGATTTTCTTTTAAATATGCTACAGCCTTTGCACGTCCTTGAAAACGTTCTCCATTTACCGTATACCATGCTCCACCCTTTTCTACTATGCCACACATTTCTGCAACATCTAAAGTTTCTCCAACACTATCTACACCAAGAGTTCCCCCTTGGTAATAAAAATCATATTGTCCCGATAGATTTGGGGGGCCGAGTTTGTTGTAATCAATAATCCAGTTAACTGGCCTTCCGACTCTTTGCTCAATGATCTTGTCGCCAACTTTAACCCCAGCTTTAATAGCATTCGCCTCAGCCTCAGACGACCAGAGCTTAATGACCGTGGAAGAAAAGAACTTGACTGCCATGCCACCTGTGGGGATGTGACTAGCATGCATAGATCCAAACTGATTTCGTTGTTGTGAGATGAGAACAAGTAATGTGTTTTTGTTTGCATAGTTTAACATTTTGACTGCGTGGGTCATATCCTTTGCTTCAGCGCCGATTTGCTTTGTATCTTGCAAATCTTTCATTTCATTTCCGTCTTTTTCAAAATAAATAGCTGGAAGCAATGCTGAGATTGAATCTACTACAATTAAATCAACACCTGCATCCATCAACTTAGTAGCGACATCAACCATATCGTTTACAGTTTTTGCTGGAGAATAAATAAGAGAAGAAGAATCTACACCCAGTTGCTCTGCCCAAGATTGATCGTATGAGGCCTCTGCATCAATCCAAGCACAAGTCTTTCCCTCTTTTTGTGCAAGAGCAATCATCTGCAAACAGAAAGAAGACTTTCCAGCAGATTTGTTTCCCCATACAAGAACTTGCCTGCCATAGCCTAGCCCACCACGCAATGCAAAATTTAACCCAATACTTGGCGTTATTTGTTTTTCAACCTGAACGTCTTGTGCAGACTGAACTCTTGCTCTTGTTTTAGGATCTAGCTTAGCTAAGATACTATCTATTTCTATTGTCATTTATACTCTTTCTTTTTTATAGTATATCATTAAAACCGATTGCCGTGAAGAGGTGGTCTGTCTTTATTTATATTAAATTTGTTTTCTAAAATTTCATCAAGGCTTTCTGTTACCCATTCATGATTTCTTAATCCTGCATATAGGTCTAGCGTTCTAATTAATACATCTGCAATTTCTTCTACAATTTCTGCACTAGGCTTATTTTTTCTAATAGCTTCTAATACCTCTGTTACTTCTGAATGTATTAGTGCCAGCTTTGTGCATACAATATTGGTATCTATTTCATGAGGCCAGAATCCTTTTTCAATTGCTGTTTCGTGTAGAATTGCAGAAAACGCATCAAGGCCGTACTCTGTTAATACGCTATCGCTACTCATTATTTTCTTCTGCCTTTAATGAAAAATTAAATACTCTTTTTTCTCCATCGTAGTCAATATTTAACTCACGGTTTTCTGCATTTAAATTTACAAATGTGTCTACTGGAACCTCAACACTTTTAATTGTTTCTAGCACAGAAACAAGAACTCTTGTTGCATTCATTGCTCCTAAGATATCCTGTGCATTTGTTTCTTCTGTCATTTTATTTCCTTTACCATTAAAGTTCCATCATCTAAAGTAGATAGAACAACCTTACATTTCATTCCTTCACGCATTCTTGCTAAGGACATCTTATACATTGTTGGGAAAGCAATAACTCTTGTTAGTTCTTTATTGCTATTAGAAAGCACAATGTGGCTCATTGTTTTACCCGCCTTGGTAACATACGGAGTAAAGTTAATTACAGTATACTCATCCTCTTCAAGATCATATTCTTTTCTGTAAAGATAGTCAACAAATATATCACCACCCTTTGGGTCTATATCGCTTACCTTAATGTATCTTGCAATACGATTATCTCCTACAAGAATGAAATACATCTGATTAGTTTCAATTTGAGTTTGTTCTGTATGAAACAGTCCGATTGATCCTGTTTCATCTACCAGCTCTACTCTAGCCCATCCGTTTCCACGCTTAATTGACTTTACCATTCCAAACATTACAAACGAACCTAGGTCTTCAAAGTCTTCAATTGGTCTTGCTTGTGCTTTAATTCTTGGAGGTATTCCCTCTAGGTTAAATGTGGGTATACCTAGGTATTCATAGTAACTATCTTTTTCATTGCCTGTTCTAGGGTTATCATCAAATGCCGCACCGCCAATTGCATTTAATGCCGCAATAGCACGGCTATTGATTCCACTACCTTTCTTTGAAGCTTTGTCAATGAAGTCAGCGTAATCTTTAAATGGTCTTTGATCAATAATTTTATTAGCAATGCTGTCTGAAATAAATTTAACTTCAGCTAAGCCAAATACAATTCTATCTTTTTGCAATGAGAAATAAATGTCAGACTCATTAATGTGCGGAAGAGATACACGCAGACCTAGTCGCTTAGACTCAATTAAATATTCTGTTCTCGCATCTTTATCATTTTCATTCTTAAGAATTGAAAACATAAACTCAAGAGGGTAATAAGTCTTAAGCCAAGCAGCGTAATAAGACAACATAGAATAAGCAACAGCGTGGGAACGGTTAAAAGAATAACCAGCGTGAGCCTCAAAAGTATGCCAGAGCGTTTCGGCTTGCTTCTTAGAAATGTGCTTTGAAGCCCCATCAATAAAGCGATCCTTGAACTGGTCGAATTCTTTTGCATCTTTTTTCTTTCCAATAATCTTGCGGACCTTATCAGCCTCTGACCAAGACATACCACCTAGGTGGACGCAAGCTTGCATAACCTGCTCTTGATATATAATAACACCATATGTGTTCTCGGTAAACGGCTTCATAATTGGGTGAATAAACTGTACGGCTTCATCTCCGTGTTTACGCTTAATGTATGAGGCACCCACTGTATTCATTGCACCTGGACGAACCAATGCGTTCGATGCAGCAAGATCTTCAAACTTGTCTACACCCATTTTAATAAGAAGGTTTGTGTATGGAGTTGCTTCAGCTTGAAATACACCTTTAGTGTATCCATCGCTTAGCATCTTATAAACTTTTGGATCATCCATAGGAAGGCCTGAAAGGTTTATGTCCTTGCCAGTTCTTTCTTTAATAGATTTAATTGTGTCTGACATTACAGATAAAGTCTTAAGACCCAGTGCATCTAACTTGATAAGACCGATATCGGCAACAGTGTCCATATCGTATGCGACCACTGGAATTCTTCCTGAAACTTTATCCTGTGCATCTTCACGGGATTCAACAGGTGCATACTTTCTAATATCATCTTTAGCAACAACAACTCCAGCTGCGTGTACACCAACAGAACGAATACGACCACGCAATCTTTCTGCTAACCAAACAACTTCTGGGTATCGTGTTCTAAATTCTTTTGTATTTGGGGAATCAATAAAGTCTTCAAATGTATCTACTGGCTTTAATGCACGGTTTACTTCTTGGAGAGGAACCATAAACACACGAGCAGCATCACGGACAACGCCCTTATCTTTAAAATAAGTATATGTTGATATAGAAGCAACGTGTTTAAATTTTTTCTTTAAATAATCCTTAACTTCTTTTCTTCGGCGGTCTTCAAAATCTGTATCAATATCTGGAAAGTCATTACGCTCAGGATTAATAAATCGAAAAAACAAAAGGTCATATTTAATTGGATCAACATCTGTAATTCCTAGGGCATAACAGACGAGAGAGCCTGCTGCAGAGCCACGGCCTGGGCCCACCCTAATATCATTATCTTTAGCCCAGTTAATCATATCTGCTACTACCAAGAAATATGAGGCAAAATTCTTTGATGCAATAACCCCAAGCTCTTCCTCAAGGCGAGCCTTATAGATATCATCTGAAGCCTTCTGAAGCCTCTCTAAGCCCTTTTGAGACAGTTCCCTTAGTCTTTCATCGGCATCAGTCTTAGGGACTGGTAGGAGGTCTAGGCCCTGATTAAAGTCATACTCTCCTATTTTATCAGCAATTTCCATCGTATTCTCGTATATATCTGTTCTGGTAAATCCAGCCTTAACAAAATCAGCCTGAATTTCTTCACGAGTCTGAATAAATAGATTGTAATCTTGGAAAGATATTCTTCTATCTGGATATAGATAGTTTAATCTATCATTAATATCTTTAATATTTCTGGACATATCAAAGTCAGCATCCTTATCCATCTTAGGGGATGTTGATAATATGAGCATGGCCTCTTCTAATAC